GGCAACAGCGGCGGCTGATCGAACATATCCATTGCCGTTTATTCCGGCGGCATTTGCGACACTATCCGGTGGATCAGCCGCACAGCTTTATGCAAACACTCCCCCGGTTGAAAACGCAATCTTGGTTGTATCGGTTGAAATCTTTCAGAGCATCACAGCTCCCGGCAATCAAATCATGTCAGACAATTTTCAGCCGGCACCATTCGTGCTTGGCCGGTCACTCCAAAATCGCGTAATCGGGCTTTTAGGTCCGTTTATGGATGTTGAAACGATGTGCCAATGACCATCGAATCACAAATCCGCACGCCACTTAAAACAGCACTTTCATCAATTGCTGCCAATGTGTATAACGGAATTCCCGAGACAATGACAAGTCCATCAATTGCATTGGTTCCGGATGCTCCATATTTTGAAAGCGTTTTGATTGCAAAAGCTCAAACGCGAGTCAAGGTCAATTTGCTTGTTACAGGAATTGTTGGCTATTCAAACAACGCCGCAGCTTTGGACAATCTTGAACAATTGATGATCAGCATCATCAGCGCAATGCCAGCCGGTTATGAAGTCGGCAATGTCAATCAACCACAGCCATTGGAAGTCGGTGCAGGTAAATACCTCACGGCCGATTTACAAGTCAGCACCTATTACACCAATTAAGGAGAAAAAATGCCAACAACAATCATCACCGGCCGCGATGTGTCATTTACTTTGGACACCAAAAGCTATGACGCACAAACGACATCGGCCACACTTTCATGCGACACAATCATTGAGACATACCAAACTCTCGATGGTCGTGCTTATAAATCGATCGATACACAATGGACTTTCACAATCGAGCTTTTGCAGGATTGGGGCGCATCAGGCGCAATTGGATCACTATTTGAATCAATGTGGTCAAATGCTGAAACAGCTGCAAACACAACCGTTGCGGTTTCTTTCACAGCTGTAACAGGCGCGGTTTTCACTTTCAATGTATTGCCAATTTTTCCAACAGCCGGCGGTGCAGCTCCAGGAGCATTGACAGACACTTGGACATTGACAGTTGTTGGAACACCAACAGAATCATTTAGCTAAAAAAAGAATCGGGAGCAAATAAATGAAACTAGCAATCACAATTGAATACACAGCCGGAGACAGCGCGACTTATACCGCGCTGCCACCGGAGTGGATGAAGTGGGAACAAAAGACCGGGAACACGATCCAGCAAGTACAAGACAAACTGGGAATTGCTGATCTGATGTTTTTGGCGTATCACGCAATGAAGCGCGAAGCCGGCGGTAAGCCGGTCAAGGCATTTGATGTGTGGTGCGAAACAGTAACCGACATCAACATGGGAGAAACTGATAGCCCAAAAGCTATCAATCCGGAACTTTAAACCGGCTTATTTGGGAGCTGGCAATATCGACCGGATTGCCTAGATCGGAATTTGTTACAGCTGAGGATGTATTAACGGCGTTTGAGATATTGGAGAAGAGAAATGGCAACTGAGGCAATCACTTATGACAAGAGTGATTTGCGCGGCATCATCAAAGCTTTCAAAGCTATGGATGAAACAGCCGTCGAACAGGCCAAAGGCGTTTCCAATGGATTGGCTACTTATCTGCAATCCAAGATCATAAGCGCAGCATCAACCCGGCCAAACGGTGCAGCCAATCGAATCGCCGCTGGATCGCGTGTCAGCAAGTCATCAAAGATCGGTGAGATCAGCTTTGGATTTGTTTCGCAGAAATTTAGCGGCGGCGGTACAACCCAACAGCTTTGGGGTGGCTATGAATTTGGATCAAATAAATTCAAGCAATTCCCGGTGTGGTCAGGCCGTCAAGGTCGTGGATCGCGCGGATATTTCATCTACCCAACATTGAGAGCTGAACAACCGGAAATCATTGCCCAATGGGAATCCGCGTTTTCTAAGATTTTGAAGGAGTGGTGATGGCCGGTCAATCAAGAACATTAAAGCTCTCGATCCTTGGAGATATTGATCAACTGAAAAAAAGCCTAGACACAGGCAGCAAAGAGGTTCAAGGATTTGGATCAAAGCTAGGTGATTTCAGCAAAAAAGCCGGAGTCGCTTTTGCCGTGGCCGGAGCTGCCGCCGCTGCCTATGCTGGAAAATTGTTGGTCGATGGCGTTAAATCGGCCATTGCTGACCAAGCTGCTCAAGAAAAATTGGCAACAACCTTGCGTAATGTTACAGGTGCGACAAATACGCAAATCAAAAGCGTAGAGGATTACATCACCAAAACATCGTTGGCTTACGGTGTCACGGATGACGAATTGCGGCCATCGCTTGAAAGATTAGCACGCGCAACAAATGATGTAAAAAAGGCTCAAGAATTACAAACTTTGGCCATTGACATTGCTGCCGGTAGTGGTAAATCACTTGAAACCGTATCCAATGCGCTTGCAAAAGCACAGGAAGGCAACACGACAGCTTTGGGCAAATTAGGCGTTGGCCTTAGCAATGCGCAGCTTAAAACACTTTCGATGGATGAAATAACCAAGAAGCTTGGCGATACCTTTGAAAATCAAGCATCGGTCAAAGCTGAGACATTTCAAGGCAAAATGGATCGTCTCAAAATTGCTTTTGATGAAGGCAAGGAAACCGTCGGCAAATTCGTACTTGATGCCATTACACCAATGGTCACATTCTTTGTAGATAAAGTCATTCCTGTACTTTCAAATGTTGCCGGCTCTATTGCAAAAGACCTTGAAGCTCCATTCAATACAGTAAAAACAGTTTTAACAACCTTTGTGTTGCCAGCTTTAAAAGGCTTATACGATTTTATGAAAGACTTTGTGCTCCCATTTTTTAGCACAATCTTTGGTAAAGCTTTAGAAGGTTTGGGATCGGCTTTCGGTAAAGTCAAAGACGCAATTACAGAAAATTCAGATGAACTTGCTCCGCTATTCACACTATTTAAAAATGTAGCTACTTTTGTGAAAGACACAATGGGGCCAATTATTGGCACGGTTTTAAAAGTTGCTTTTGAAGTTTTAGGAACAGCAATTGCTGGCGTCGTTACTGGCGTGGGCAAAGTAGTCGGATTTTTAGATGACATGATTGAAAAGGTAAAAGATTTTATTGATTTGGTTAAGAAAAATCCACTAGTCTCTGGAATCTCCGGTTTGATCGATAGAGTTTTTGGTGGCGGTAAAGCTGCCGGTGGCCCGGTAAATGCTGGCACGACATACCTTGTTGGCGAGCGTGGGCCGGAGTTATTTACACCATCCGGTAGCGGCACAATTATCCCGAACAACCGATTGGGTGGCGGCGGCGGTAGCGTCAATATCACCGTAAATGGCGCGCTTGATCCCGAAGGCGTAGCACGGCAAATTATAACAATTCTTAATAATTCAAGCTATCGCGGAACTCTAGGCGCAGGAGCTTTGGTATGAGCCTTTGGAATCCCGAATACAAGATTTTGATCAATGAGGTTGATTACAGCTCATCGACCATTGCCAATTTGAGCATCACATCAGGCCGCACATCTATCTATGAACAACCTGTGGCCGGATTCTGCTCGGTTGAATTGATCAACTTTGAAAACACAGATTACCCATTCACTATCGGCACCGACATTTTGATTTCGATCAAAGATTCGACCGGCACTTATGTTGATTTGTTTGGCGGCTTTATTTCGGATTTAGAGATTTCCGTGCAAACGGCTGGATCGCGTGGATATGTCACAGCTGCACGAATTACAGCTTTGGGAGCTTTGGCGCGATTGGCCCGGGCAAACTGGGAATTGGCTTTGGCCAAAGATTATGACGGCGATCAGATATACACAATCCTTTCAGACTTATTGCTCAACAATTGGAATGAAGTAGCTCCAGCATTGCAATGGCAAGATTATGATCCATTGACTACATGGGCCAATGCTGAAAATGTAGGACTTGGGCAGATTGATCAGCCTGGACAATATGAAATGGTTGCGCGAGCTGCCGATCCTGTTTCAAGTTACACAATCGCATCACAGATTGCAGAATCCGGACTTGGTTATTTATATGAGGATTCATCCGGGCGCATCGGGTATGCGGACGCATTACACCGACAAAACTATTTGCAAGCCAATGGATACACCACAATTTCAGCAAACACATCAATTGGTGTGGGCTTAAAATCAATCACCCGATCAGGCGATGTACGAAATTTCATTACTTTAAACTACAAGAATCAACAAATTGTCGAAAGCGATTTGGCATCAATTTCACAGTATGGAAAATTTGCAGAAATCTTTGACACCAACCTTGAGGATGCAACCGAAGCCGCAGCTGTGGCCGCACGGCGTTTGCAGCTTAAAGCCTATCCGAGAGCATTTTTTGATTCGATCGAATTTCCATTGGGATCACCGGAAATCGATGATACAGACCGAGATGATTTGCTGAACATTTTTATGGGATTGCCGCTTGAAATTACAGATTTGCCCAATAACATTGTCAATACGACTTTTCAAGGCTATGTCGAAGGCTGGACATTTCGATCAACCTACAATGCTTTGTCAATCAGCATCAATGCATCACCAATTGAATTCTCTCAAGTCACACTCAGATGGAATCAAGTGTCGGCTTTAGAGTATTGGAACACAATAAACAACACACTCACATGGGAAAACGCGATCGGATCGGTGGCATAAATGGCAACTACAACTCCCAATTTTGGCTGGCCGGTGCCAACGAGCACCGATTTGGTCAAAGATGGCGCAACAGCAATTGAAGCTTTAGGAGATGGCATCGACACATCGATGGTCGATCTCAAAGGCGGTACAACTGGACAGATTTTGGCTAAGGCCACAAATGCAGATATGGATTTTGCATGGGTCACAAATGATGTCGGTGACATCACAGCAATCACAGCATCATCACCTTTGACGGGTGGTGGCACATCCGGTGATGTAACTATTGGAATTCTTAGCGGCACAACATCAAATTTAGGAGCCGTGCAGCTTTCCACATCAACAACAAGCACATCAACAAGCTTGGCTGCAACATCATCAGCTGTAAAAGCAGCCTATGATCCAGCATTTACTAACAATTTTTACTCTGGCAAAAACAAAGTCATCAATGGTGACACATCAGTTTGGGCGAGAGGAACGAGCTTTACTCTTACCAATGAATCTTATACTGCTGACAGATTTAAGACCCAAACTGACAAGACAGGAACAATTAGCCGTCAAGCCTTTACAGCTGGAGCGGCACCTGTCGCAGGTTATGAAGGTCAGTACTACCTACGATCAGCCTTAAATGCCGTTGGTTCTTATTACATCTTGAATCAGCCTATTGAAAATGTTCAGACTTTTGCAGATCAAACAGTTACCTTGTCTTTCTGGGCAAGAGTTTCATCCGGTACTGCATCTAACGCACCAGAGATTATCCAAAACTTTGGTTCAGGTGGAAGTGGATCTGTTACAACTACCCCGTCTGGTCAAACAATCACAACCTCTTGGCAACGCTTTACCGTATCTGTTTCAATTCCTTCAATTACCGGCAAAACAATTGGAACAGGTTCATCTTTAGAACTGAGAATTTTGCGCTTTGTATCAGCAAGCGCAGCTACTATTGATCTATGGGGCGTTCAGTTAGAAGCAGGATCTACTGCGACACCATTTCAAACGGCAACAGGAACTATCCAAGGAGAATTAGCCGCTTGCCAAAGATATTACTGGCGTTCAACTGCTTCAGCTGCTTATAGCCGACTTACTAATTCTGGCTTTGGACAATCTGCAACGGCTATTACTGTTCCGCTTGTAAATCCTGTTGAAATGAGAACAGCAGCAACAACTTTAGATTACGGCGGTACTGTTGGTGCTTATGACGGAACAAACATTACAACTTGTACGGCTGTTACTTTAGATGGTTCCTCGTCACCTAAAATTTCTGTTATTGCAGGAACTGTCGCATCAGGTTTAACTCAATATCGTCCTTATGGCTTTATTGCTAACAATAGTTCTACTGCTTACATCGGATTGAGTGCGGAGTTATAAAAATGGATAATGTAATTTTTGTTGAAATAGAAACATTGGGTGGAGCAGAAACTCATGCCATAATTGATCGTGGCAATGGGGAATTTACCTCAATGCTTAAATCAACCTATGAATTGGAAAAAGAAAAACAATCCACACCGATTGTGACGGCCGATGAGTAATTTTCCACAAGGCACATTGCCTCGATTGATTCAGGTAGCTTTGGCCGAAGTCGGCACAACTGAAACTGGAAACAATGAGACAAAGTATGGAAAGCACATGAAAGCCGACAAGCTGCCATGGTGTGGGTCATTTCTTAATTGGTGCGCTGATCAAGCTGGGGTCGATGTTCCCAATGTGGTCAGCACCCGGGCCGGAGCTGCCGCTTTTCAGAAAATGAAAAAATGGCACACCACACCAAAGATTGGTGATTTTGTGTTTTTCGATTTTATAGTCGATGACAAAACAACCATCAATCACATTGGCTTGGTCATCCGGGTTTCGGACAAGCAGATTGTTACAATTGAAGGCAACACATCAGGCGGTGGCGATCAACGCAATGGCGGTGAAGTCATGGTCAAGTCAAGAAATTTGGGAGCAAGGTCATTTGTTGTCGGTTATGGCCGACCAACTTATGGCGCGTTTTCCGGTGATTTGCCGGATCGACCAAAAGGAGA